CAAGAGCCGCGATCAATGCAACGGCTACAGCCACCGCAGCAGAAGTTGCTACAGGCTACATCACAACAACTTCAGCCTCGGCTGTACCTATTACTTTGCCTACTGGCACAGACCTTGGCACCGCTATTGGAGCCACCAAAGGTACTGTGTTGGATTTGTACATTGACAACACTGCAAGCACAGTCTCAGGCGTTGTGACTATTGCTGTAGCGACCAACGGCATCTTGTCCGCTGCCGCTGCCGCTGGCTCTGGTGCTGGTGCAGGTCTGTTGACAGTCCCTATTGGCGTGACAGGCGTTGGCTGCTTTCGCATCATGTTCTCTAGCGCCACTGCATACGTCTTCTCACGTATTGCTTAATCAACCCAAGGGGCTACGGCCCCTTTTTTGAAGGAGATTAATTATGGCGCAAATACTGCTCTCTAATGCCACCGCCACTGGCGCGGGCGTGGCGTGGCATCCCCGCGATACGTCGGCTGTTGCCACATATACTCATCATAGCTTTCAAGCTGTAGGTAACACATCTACGTCTACTGGAGCAGCTACTGTCTTAATTCAAGTTAGTAATGATGGTGTGAATTACATTACGATGGGCACAATTACTTTGGTGCTTGGCACTGCGGTTACTTCTGATGGTTTTGCTGCTGCAAATACATGGGAATACTACCGCGCTAATGTGTCGGCTATCTCTGGTACAGGGGCAATAGTCTCCGTGTACATGAAAGGCTGATCATGACAGTCGTAGTCAATAATCCTGTTGCAGGTTTTGTCTCCTTAAATTATGGGGCATTCCAAGATAGCAACACTCAGGCCAGTGGCGGCGCTACAAGCGCAAACTTAATGCTATTGGGCACAACCGATTCCTCTAACGGGGTATCAGTTGTTAGTGGGTCACGCATGACTGTTGCAACTACTGGTATTTACAATATTCAATTTTCTGCACAATTTGCTCGTGCTGCTGGCGCTGGGTTTTCTACTGTAGAAGTTTGGTTGGCTAGAAATGGCACTAATGTTGCGGCCTCTAATGGCCAAGTAAATGTGCCCCAGAGTGGTGGAAAAAATATTGCGTCATGGAATTACGTAGTTCAAGCTAATTCGGGTGATTATTATCAACTGTATTGGTCAAGCACGGATGCAAATGTCGAACTGTTGGCGGCAGCGGCTGGAACAAATCCAACACGCCCAACAACCCCGTCAATTATTGTTACCGTGACGCAGGTTGCATAATGGCTAAGTCACCAGCATGGACCAGGAAAGAAGGCAAGAATCCCGAAGGCGGCCTGAACGCCAAAGGTCGGGCCTCCGCGAAAGCGCAGGGCATGAATCTGAAGCGTCCCCAACCCGAGGGCGGCAGCAGGCGAGACTCTTTCTGCGCCCGTATGAAAGGGATGAAAGCGAAATTGACGAGCGCCGAAACCGCAAGGGATCCGAATTCGAGGATTAACAAAAGCCTGCGGGCGTGGAACTGTTGATATGGACTTGATGATTTGGAATGTTGTCCTCTCATTTGCATCAGCGTTACTGGTGTTTTGGGTAAAGGTGTCTCACGATGAAGTGAAGCGCTTGGGCATTTTGTTGAGCAAAACTCGAGAAGAGAATGCTGAGAAGTATGTAACCAAGTCAGATGTTCACAATGACATCAACCGAGTGCTGGCCAGATTGGATAGACTTGAGAGCAAGATAGATGACTTCATGAAGGAGCATCGCAGTGCCATCAGTTAGCAAGAAACAACATAATTTCATGGCGGCGGTGGCCAACAACCCAGCGTTTGCCAAGAAGGTAGGCGTCCCACAGTCCGTGGGCAAAGAATTTTCCAACGCGGACAAGAACCGCAAATTTTCAAAAGGTGGTGATACTATGGCTTCAAAAATGAATCCCGGAATGATGGCAATGATGGCTAAGAAAAAGAGCGCGCCCGCTAAGAAAATGGCTGATGGCGGTATGACCATGGTCAAAAAAGGCAACAAAATGGTTCCTGACTTTGCTGCTGACGGCAAAGGCAAGATGGCCAAAGGCGGCGTAGCAGCTTCTTCTATGGGCAAAGTGAGGACAGCAGCTCCTAGCCGTGATGGTATGGCCATGAAGGGCAAGACCAAAGGTACGCAAGTCAAGATGGCCGGCTCTGGTGTCCCCGGTGGCATCGGTTCACGTGTGATGAGAAAAGGCGGAATGGCCAAGTGCTAATTTAAGGAATCATCATGGCAACCAGCACCCGAGCAGGAACAATGGACGCGTATAAACCGCGTCGCCCCGGCACTACGTATGAGGACTCTATAACTTCTGAAGACATCAAAAAGATGGATGCTCAGAAGGAAGAGGTCAATATGCAGAAGAAAATTGAGGCAGCTCAGAAGATCAGAACCATGGCTAAAGGTGGTTCTGCCTCTTCACGTGCCGATGGATGCGCCGTCAAAGGCAAGACTCGCGGCACTATGATCACCATGAAAAATGGCGGTTACGCCTGTTAAATCATGGATGAAGAAGAGCGTAAGAAAAAATCTGGCGTAGCGCCTAATGCAGCTCCCCCTCCAAAATTTGGTATTTTGGGTATGAAAAAGGGTGGCTCTGCTTCTTCACGCACTAATAAAACAACCGTAAAACCAGCCGCTAAAGTAGTTAAATCTCTAAAAGAGGCTGGGTTTTATGGCGCGAGTAAACCTAAACGGCTGGGCATCATTAACAAAGTTACAACCAAACCCCAGCGGATAGAGATGGTTGATAAACTGTTTTTAGCCAAAAAAGTAAAAGGTGTAAAAAAATGATGGCATCCCGTGGTATGGGCGCAATCCGCGCCAGCAAAATGCCCAAAGGTACTGAAAAGGCCCGACGGGATGACACCGACTTTACCGAATACAAAAAAGGCGGCAAAGTTAAAAAGTTTGAAGAAGGCGGAAAATCATTAGCCGACCAAGCCAAAGATAAGATTGCGGAGTACAACAGTTCAAATAGTGGAGTTTCATCTACCGATGCTGTTCCATTTATCGAGGCAATGGGTGGCAAAGATAAGTACGGCATTGGCGGCGGCGGAAAAGCTGGCTTTAGAAAAAAACTTGATGAGAATACGGACGTAAGCGCATACCTTGAAGCTGGTGGGTTTAAGCCCAAAGCAGGCAATTTTCAAGGGAAAATTATGGGCGGCGGCGTATCTCTTAACAAGAGGTTTGATGACGGCGGGTTGGCAAAACAAGCCGCTACCGCTATTGCCATGAAAGAGGCGGGTAAAAAGCCTAAAAAAATGGCTGCTGGTGGAAAATCAAAATCCAAAGTAAATGCCGCTGGTAATTACACCAAACCCAGTCTGCGCAAAAGAATTGTGGCGCAGGTAAAAGCCGCAGCAACGCATGGCACTGGCGCAGGTCAGTGGTCGGCTCGTAAAGCCCAGCTGGTTGCCAAGAAGTACAAGGCGGCTGGAGGTTCTTACCGTGACTAAGCTTTGCTTGAAATGCAATTCTGAAAAGCCATTAGAAGACTTTTACAAGTTTTTTGACAAATGGTCAGATAAACATTATTCAAGCGCCCGTTGCAAACCTTGTCATCAAGAATACAAGCGCGAAAGCCCCACTACCCCACGTAACCGCAAAGCGGAAAAATTGCAGTTGCGATACGGGTTAACGTATGAGCAGTGGGAGCAAATGCGGCTAAATGAAGGATATGCTTGCATGATATGTGGCATAACTGAAAATGAAATTGACAAAAAACTTGATGTAGATCATTGCCACACAAGCGGAAAAGTTCGTGGTATTTTGTGCAACCCGTGCAACAATATGATTGGTCATGCTAAAGACAACATTCAAGCGCTGCGGGCTGCTGCGGATTACCTTGAACAAAATGCAAGTGGGTACAAAGGATTTGAAAATTGAAAGCGCCGCAAAAATCCTTAAAGGATTGGGGCGACCAAAAATGGAGAACCAAAAGTGGAAAACCGTCTAGTAAAACTGGCGAACGATACCTTCCAGAGGCTGCGATCAAAAGTCTCAGCTCTTCTGAGTACGCTGCGACAACACGTGCAAAACGTGCTGGCAAAGCTAAAGGGAAACAATTCGTAGCCCAACCAAAAACAATTGCAAAGAAAACGGCAGGATATAGATAATGGCTAAGACCACCGGCACCACAGCTTTTGATCTCGACATGAACGACCTCATTGAAGAGGCGTTTGAGCGTTGCGGTCAAGAGCTGCGCACGGGCTATAACTTTCGCACAGCGCGGCGGTCTTTGAACCTGTTGACGATTGAGTGGGCAAACCGTGGCCTGAACTTCTGGACTGTAGAACAGGGCCAGATTCCGATGGTGACGGGCCAGGCTATCTACCCCATGCCCACGGACACAATCAACCTTCTAGACATGGTTATACGTCAGAGTAACGCCACGTCTAACCAGATCGACATCAACATCAGCGGAATTTCTGAATCGACCTACATGAGCCTGCCAAACAAGTTGGCACAAGGTCGCCCGATTCAAGTTTGGTACAACCGTCAATCTGGTCAAGAGAACAGCACTACGGTTACCCTTAACGGAACTATTTCATCTACAGCTACCACAATCACGTTGTCTAATGTGGACAACTTGACAACCGCTGGGTTTATCAAGATTGATAACGAGACAATCAGCTATCCCAACGTTGATCCAGTAAACAACCAGTTACTTAACTGTGCTCGAGGACAAAACGGCACGACTGCCGCAGCGCATACAACTGGCGCCGCCATAACCGTGCAAAACTTGCCCGCTATTAACGTGTGGCCCACACCTAACGCCCCTGGCGACCAGTACATGTTTGTGTACTACCGCATGCGCCGTATTCAGGATGCTGGTACGGGTGTGACAGTGCAAGATATCCCATTCCGCTTTATCCCCTGCATGGTGGCTGGGCTGGCTTATCTGTTGAGCATGAAGCTGCCAAATGTTGATCCACAGCGCGTACTGGGTCTAAAGGCCGAGTACGAACAGCAGTGGGATCTAGCACAGTCAGAAGATCGCGACACCTCTCCGTTGAGGTTTGTGCCAAGAAACATGTTCTATGCCTAATAAATTTGCATCAGGCAAACATGCGATTGCTGAATGCGACCGATGTGCGCAGAGGTACATGCTCAAGGAATTAAAAACACAAGTCGTCAAGACTAGACCATTTAATATCAGAGTGTGCCCCTCGTGCTGGGATCCTGATCAGCCGCAGTTGCAGTTGGGTATGTACCCAGTCAACGATCCGCAAGCTGTGCGTAATCCGCGTCCTGATGTGAGCTACACAGTTTCTGGCCAAAGTGGTCTACAGATTTTGCAGACCGACAGCACGACCCAAGATGGGTTTGGATACCCAGAAGCGGGCAGTCGGATCTTCCAGTGGGGATACAACCCTGTTGGTGGAGCAAGTGGGTTTGACACTCTTTTAACGCCAAATAACTTGGTGTTAGCGGTAGAACTTGGTACAGTAACGGTAAGCGTAACTTAGGAGATTGAAATGAAACATGATGATGCAAAAGCAGACATGAAGATGGACAAAATGCAAGACAAGAAGATGATTAAAGCTGCCGTTGGTAAGCACGAGAAAAAGTTGCATCCCGGTCAGCCGATGACTAAATTGGCCAAAGGCGGCAAAACTAATCTGCAAATGAAGCAGCTGGGTCGCGGCTTGGCCAAAGTTGCCAATCAGAAGAAGTCTTCCTTTACATACAAAAAAGGCGGTTAATATGGCTAAATTCAGCAAAAAAGTAATGGGCAAAGAAGTTGGTGATGCCAGCGTCTATGCAGAACCGCACACCATGACTGGACAAGCTGTGAAAGCTGAAAGCAATCCTGGCTCTGGCCAAAATCGCAGCAGCGCAAACACAGTGGATATGTCTGTAGGAAATATTTACCGCAATCCTGAAGGCAAGCCTACAAAAACCTCCGGCATCAAGATGCGCGGAACTGGCGCGGCTACCAAAGGTGTGATGTCTAGAGGCCCAATGGCTTGATATGAATTACATTGAACTGTTCAACACCATTCAGTCGTATACGGAAAATACCTTTCCGGAGTTCACCGCTTCTAACGCAGACGCGGTTACGCCTACTGAACAGATCAATCGCTTCATTGAGCAAGCCGAGCTTCGCATCTATAACACGGTGCAGTTCCCGTCTCTTCGTAAGAATGTGACAGGTAACATCACATCAGGTAACAAGTACCTGAAAACCCCCGACGACTTCCTTGCCACGTATTCCTTGGCTGTGATTGACGCATTGGGCAACTACGAGTACTTGTTAAACAAGGACGTGAATTACATTCGGCAGGCGTACCCTAACCCAACAACAGATGTTGGCATCCCCAAGTATTACGCTTTGTTTGGCCCATCTGTGCAAAGCAATGTCATTACGAATGAACTTACATTTCTTCTTGGCCCAACACCTAATGCAAACTACACGGCGGAACTGCATTTCTACTACTACCCTGACTCCATCGTACAAGCAGTTATCTCATCTTTCGGGACGTTAACAGGCGGCTCTGGCTACACCAACGGCGTATACTACAACGTGTTGTTAACCGGTGGTAGTGGCTCTGCGGCTTATGCAGACATCACTGTGAGTGGTGGTGCTGTGGTGGGAGTTGTTATTCGTAACGGCGGATGCTTGTATAAAGTTGGTAACGTGTTATCCGCAGCAGTGGCCGATATTGGCGGTACAGGAACTGGATTCTCTGTTCCTGTGGCGGCGGTGACAAACGTAACCGGCACTGCGTGGCTGGGCGATAACTTTGATACGGTGCTCTTGTATGGCGCACTGGTTGAGGCATACACCTACATGAAGGGTGAGACAGACATGCTTGCCTTGTATGACGGCAAATACAAAGAAGCTCTTGCACAAGCCCAGCGCCTTGGTGATGGTCTGGAGCGTAGCGATGCTTACCGTAGCGGGCAGTATAGAGTGGCTCCGCTACCACAAAATAATGGGGTTCGGTAATGGCATTCACGGGAAACTTTTCCTGCAATACGTTGCGAACTGGGCTGATCAACGGCACGTTGAACTTTGCAACGGATACGTTCTATTTAGCGCTGTACACCAACGCAGCAACACTTAATCAGACCACAACGGCATACACATCAGACGGAGAAGCATCTGGTGGCAACTATGTGGCGGGAGGCCGAGTAGTAACAGCGTCGGTCAGTACTGCGCTTGAACCAAACGGCAGCACCATCTTTGTTAACTTCTCAAGCCCGTCTTGGACTGGTGCAATCACAGCTCGTGGGGCTTTGATTTACAAGGCCGGAGCAAACGGTGCTGTCTGCGTTCTGGACTTTGGGAACAACATAATATCGAATGGCACTTTCACTGTAACGATGCCTGCTAACACCAGCTCATCCGCACTTATTAGACTTGTATAGGAGAAAACATGGCACTGGTCACAACCACCAAAGGCGAAATGGACGAATCTCTTCTTGAGAAAAAAGAAGGCTTCATCGATAATGACAATGAGCACACGACTTGGGTCGAGTATTGGCTGGATGGCGAACTTGTTCACCGCTCTGCCCATGTCGCCCTGAAAAAACCCGTAACACTGGCCGCTGAAGCGGCATCTTTTAACTAAGGAGCCTCAAATGGCAAATACCCAAGCAATGACAACAAGTTTTATGGGTGAGTTAATGACTGCCACCCATAACTTTGGCACCGCACCCGTTCGTGCAACTGGCGCAACTGATGCGTTTAAAGCCGCCTTGTATTTGGCATCGGCTACGTACAACGCATCTACCACTGCTTACTCAGTTACAGGTGAAGTATCTGGCGCTGGCTACTCTGCTGGCGGTGTTGCGGTGACATTTGGTACCCCACCTACGGCTACTAACTCTTCTGTTACTGCGGGCGTTGCGTTTGTTACGCCTTCAGCCAGCATCACTTATAGCGGTGTGACTTTGGCTACAGCCTTTGATGCCGTGCTGATCTACAACTCAACACAAAGCAACAAAGCGGTGAGCGTCCACACTTTTGGTTCGCAGACAATTACCGCTGGTACGTTTACGTTGACAATGCCTGCGAATACAACCACAACTGCTTTGATCCGTCTGGCTACAACCTAATAGGGCCGGTGGGGTAACTCACCGGAGTAGCCATGTTTGGTATCTCCGCATTTGCCGAAGCGCCATTTGCCTCGCTTGCGGGGCAGACGGTAGTCGTTGCTCTTACCGGCGTTCAGGCATCTGGCGCGGTAGGAACAGTCACGAATGGCGGAGTCTCAGTTGCATTAACTGGAGTCCAAGCTAATGGCAATGTAGATACAACAGCCCCAGTCATCATTGTCGCGATTTCTGGGGTTCAAGCAAGCGGCGCAGTAGGATCAGTTGATGAATCTGTTTCTTCAGCACTTACTGGCGTTGTTGCCAGCGGTGCGGTAGGCACGGTTACACAAAGCCAAGAAGTAGCCCTGACGGGGGTATCTGCTACTGGTGAAGTTGGAACGGCGGTATTTACAAAAACTGATGCGCTAACGGGCGTGGCAGCTACGGGCGCGGTTGGCTCGATTTCCGCCGCCTCTCAGTCTGTAGCGTTAAGTGGTGTTTTGGCTGCTGGCGCGGTTGGCACTTTAGCTCCATCAGACACTACTGATGAAACCAGCTTAACGGCGATTGGTAGTGTAGGGACTGTTGGGGCTACTATTTCAGTTGCTTTGACTGGTGTTGGGGCTTCTGGCGCGGTCGGCACAGTAACGTTTTTTGTTGTCATTGAGCAGGCTTTGACGGGCGTTTCCTCAAGTGGAGCTGTTGGCTCAGTCGGGGGGGCATCGGACAGGGCTGTTGACTTGTCTGGAGTTACGGCTTCTGGAGGGCTTGGCACTACCGGTGTTTTGCATGAAAATGGGCTTAACACGGAAGGCGGCTGGGGTTCGGGTACATGGGGCGAGTATGGTTGGGGTGAAGGCCCAGTTAATACAACGTTCATTGGCGGTCAGGTTGGTACAGTCACAACCGGTAAAATATTCGGCTTGACCGGCGTAGAAGCCAGAGGACTTGTTGGTACATTGGGCGTCACCCACACCAATGGGCTATCGGGCGTACTGGCGCGGGGATTTGTAGGAAATGTTTCCAACTATTTCTGGACAACAATTGATGACAATCAGATCCCAGACTGGCATAATATCAATGATTCCGATACTGCCAATTGGGTGTTGATTGAAACGGAAGACGCATGAGTAAGGAAGCAATATGCCTTTAGTCTTAGCAGACCGCGTTAAAGAAACCACTACCACGGCTGGTACGGGGACGGTGACTCTGCTCGGCGCTGCCACAGGCTTTCAATCTTTTGCTGTGATTGGTAATGGAAACACTACTTACTACACAATTGCTGGGCAGACTAGCAACGAATGGGAAGTGGGTGTTGGTACATACACTTCTTCTGGTACAACGCTTGCCCGCACTACGGTCTTGTCCAATAGCGCGGGAACACAACCATCGGCTCTTTCATTCTCAGCCGGTACAAAAGATGTGTTTGTAACGTACCCATCAGAGTACGCTGTGGCTGCTACTAATGATGGTACAGCAGGTCAGTTGCTTACATCAAACGGTGCGGGCGTAGCTCCTACATTCCAAACATCCACAGCAGCTTCAAAAGCGTATGCGCAAGCAATGCGTATCTTGGCTATTTAAAGGAACGATATGGCAGTAACCAATTTCTCACCTCTCCTTGGTCTGGCTCTTCCAACCACAGGTGACCTGCAAGGTACTTGGGGCGTAACAGTCAATGACTCCATCACAAGCCTACTTGATTCAGCGGTTGCTGGTACGACTACGCTTTCAGCCGATGCGGATGTAACGCTCTCAACGACCAACGGTGCAGCCAACCAAGCTCGTAATGCGGTTATCTTGTGGACAGCCAGCAACGGCGCTACCACTCGCAATATCACTGCTCCGGCTCAAAGCAAGGCGTATTTGGTCATCAATGCTGGCACTGGCTCTATCGTTATTCGCGGTTCTGGCCCAACAACTGGTGTAACGGTACCCACCGGTAATAGGGCGTTAGTCGTATGGAATGGTTCTGATTTTGTGCTGCTCTCTATGACTAATACCTCTGGGCTTGTTCCAGCCGCTAATGGTGGTACAGGTTTGTCTAGCCCAAGTACTGCTGGTAATGTTTTAACATCTACTGGAACAGGTTGGACATCTAGCGCCCCGGCTGGCGGCGTTTCTGCTGGTAAGTCTATTTCTTTTGCAATGATTTTCGGTTTCTAAGGAGCTATAAATGGCCAATCCAAATATCGTAAACGTAACGTCCATTCTTGGAACTACGACATACCTCACCCCAAGTGGCACAACCGCTGTAGTGCTGTTGCCTAATGCGGCTGCATCTAATCTGGTTTTTAAAATCAATCAGATTGTTGCCGCTAACGTCAACGGAACCGCTGCTGTAGATACCACGGTGGCTGTTTATACCAACGGCGCTCAGGCTCAAGGCTCTGCCCCTTCCAGTGGTACGGCTTTTCCGATTGTCTCAACGGTGTCTGTTCCTGCTGATGCTTCGCTGATTGTGACCGATAAGACTACGGGTCTGTACCTGATGGAAGGTACTTCGATCATTGTCACTTCGGGAACCGCCAGCGGCATTACATACACAATCAGTTACGAGTCCATTTCTTCTTCTTGATCGGGGGGCACCATGCCAATGCGTCCTCCTGCTGGGTTTATCTCAGCCTTTTATGACCCGCTGAACAATCCGAATGCGCCGACCATAGGGACGGCTACGGGTGGGGATACATCCGCGTCTGTTGCGTTCACCCCGCCGTCCAACGTGGGCGGATCGGCTATTTCTGGATACGGCGCTATATCGACCCCCGGTAACGTCACTGCAACAGCGGCTTCTTCGCCAATCAGCGTTACAGGTTTGACCAACGGCACGGCTTACACATTTGCCGTGTGGGCCATTAACAGTTATGGCCCCAGTGCCTTCAGTGCGTCTAGTAACAGTGTGACACCGCAACCACCACCACGAGGGTTGTTCGCTGGCGGAAACACTGCCAACATGGGCGTCAATACCAACGTCATTCAGTACGTGACCATATCGTCTACGGGCAACGCAATTGACTTCGGCGATTTGACGCAAACAAGGTCAAACTTAGCCGGGTGCTCATCTTCTACAAGAGGTATTTTTAGCGGCGGATTGTCCTCAGGTAGTTTTGTTAACACTATTGACTACGTGACAATTGCAACTACAGGTGATGCCGCAGATTTTGGTGATTTACTTGTTGCCACAGGGGAGCTTGCCTCCGCTTCTAGTTCAACTAGGGGGTTAATTGCTGGTGGAGTTGATTCCGCCCGTACCAATGTAATTCAGTATGTAACTATTGCTTCAACTGGAAACGCGACGGATTTTGGCGATTTAACAATTGCAGTAAACGGTTTGGCGGGATGCGCCTCTCCAACTCGTAGTTTATTTGGCGGAGGCTTCAGTGGTGGTTATACCGCAGTGATTGGCTACGTCACCACCGCCTCTACTGGGAATGCTACTTCGTTTGGAAATCTTACTGTAGGCCGACAATACGTTGCCTCATGCAGTTCGGACACAAGGGGGCTTTTTGCTGGCGGGACAACTGGTTCAAACTCTAACGTAATAGACTACGTGACCATTGCCTCTACGGGGAATGCCACAGATTTTGGCGACTTGACTACATACTCAAAATCAATGGCCGGATGCTCCTCTACTACGCGAGGACTTTTTGGTGGCGGAGAGGATGATGCTATTGGAAGAGTAAATGTTATTTTTTACGTAACTATTGCCACAACGGGAAACGCTTTAGATTTTGGTGATCTTACAAATACGCCCCAACAGTTAGCGGCCTGTTCATCTGCCCACGGAGGTTTATAAATGCCAAGCTATTCAGGTGTATGGACACTCACTGCTGTGTACCAAGCTGTTGGGGCTAATAATTGGACAAACCCACCTCCCGATTATGGGCTGTTTGGCGGCGGCTCTGGAGGTAATACAATTTCTTATGTAGCTATTGCAAGCACAGGAAATGCCTCAGATTTTGGTGATTTGATTGGTCAGGACTGGCAGTATCTTGCGGGGTGCTCGTCTTCTACCCGTGGTTTGTTTGGGGGCGGAGCGCAAGTTGTTTCCGGAAATTATTTTTATAATACGGTCAACTACGTAACTTTTGCCACAACAGGAAATTCTTTAGATTTTGGAGATTTACCAACAAACCATTACGCGGTTGCTGCTTTATCAAACGCCACTCGTGGTCTTTTTGCGGGCAACAGTCCTGCGTCCAACACCATTGATTTCGTGACAATTGCCACCACTGGTAACGGTTCAGATTTTGGCGATTTAACAAGCACTACCCTAATTGCGGCTGGTTGCGCATCTCCAACTCGCGGCTTATTTGGCGGTGGGCAAACCTCTGGCGGCATAAAACTCAGCATAATTAGTTACGTCACAATTGCCTCGGCAGGCGATGCAACTTCTTTTGGCGACTTAACAGAGGCAAGGGCTGTTCCCGCTGCATTTTCTAGTAGCATCCGCGCATGTTGGGCAGGGGGCTTAACAACCGTTACAGTCAACACAATCGACTACGTGACCATCGCTTCAACCGGTAATGCAACTGATTTTGGTGATTTGATAAGCGCCTTTGGTGGCTGTGCAGGCTGCTCTTCAGCAACTAGAGGGTTGGTTGGTGGTGGCGGCCCAAGCAATGTTATTCAATACGTGACAATAGCCTCAACGGGGAACGCTACAGACTTTGGTGATTTGGTTGTAAGCACTGAAGTTCTTGGCGCTTGTTCATCTGCTCACGGAGGTCTATAAATGGCAATATCTTCATGGAACGCAGGGATCATCAGACCCGTAGCCGTACCTCCTGCTGGCCCGTTTCAAGACGGAGCGGCTCCCGGTGTGTGGACGCTTGACCAACAAGCCTTTTGGCAGAAGCAAGGGCTGTGGCCTATTGCTGGGAATATTGCCGAGATTGGTTTATTTGCTGGTGGTTTTGCAGCCGCAGCAACAAACGTAATAAATAAAATTATTATTGGAACTACTGGAAACGCTACAAATTTTGGTAATTTGACGCAGGCAACATATCAGGCGGCTGGATGTGCATCTAATACTAGGGCAATTTTTGGTGGCGGAACAGTAGCTGGAACTTATCAAAACGTAATAGAATTCGTAGCATTTTCCACAGGGGGCACTGCGTCAGATTTTGGCGATCTTGTTGGTGTAAATGCGTATTTATCAGCCGCATCAAATAATGTTAGAGGGATATTTTTTGGTGGGTATGACAGCGTAGCAGTTAACGTAATTCAATACATCACAATAGCAAGCACCGGCAACACTTCTGATTTTGGCGATTTATCAGCAACTTGTTATACAACTGCGGCTTGTGCATCAAGTACAAGAGCATTAAGTGCGCTATCTTTTACAGGTAGTAATTCTAATATTATTGAATACGTTACCATTGCGTCCGCGAGTAACTCTATAGATTTTGGTGATTTAACATTAGCAAGAAATTCGTTATCTAGCTGTGCATCTGAGACTCGTGGGTTATTTGCTGGGGGTAATGCAGCAACGAACGTAATTGACTACGTCACAATAGCTTCAGTTGGAAACGCTATTGATTTTGGCGATTTAACGCTGGCAAGGTATTACATTGGTTCCTGTGCATCAGCAACACGAGGCGTGTTTGGTGGCGGATATACCGGTAGCAACCCAAGCAATATAATTGACTACGTCACAATAGCTTCCGTAGGTAATGCTGCCGACTTTGGTGATTTGGTTGCAGCAACAAGTATTTATAACGCCGCTTGCTCTAACGCCGCTGCCGCCGTCCAAGCCACACCAACAAGTTCTGCGATGGCTCTGTTTGGTGGCGGCGGTACAGATGCTTTATCTCAAATCTCAACAATTCAATACGTAAATATTGCTACTACAGGTAATGCTTTTCTGTTTGGTGATTTAAGTGTTGCCCGTAACGCACTTGCTGGCTGCGCATCTTCTACTAGAGGTGTATTTGGAGGTGGCGATCCTGCCGGTGCAAGCGAAACAAACGTAATTGACTATATTGAGTTTTCTACTTTTGGTATATGCACGGACTTTGGTGATTTAACTATTGCCCGAAAAGAGATTTCTGCCTGTAACTCGTCAACTCGTGGCGTATTCATGGGTGGTGATGGGTCACAAAAGAACGTAATTGACTACATCACTATTGCCTCCACAGGTAATGCTACCGACTTTGGCGACACAACTCAAAACCAAATTGGTCTTGGTGGGTGTTCATCGCCAACAAGGGGTATTTACGGTGGTGGTTATAGTAATACCATACCCGGCTATACCAACGTAATCGGTTACATCACAATTGCCACTACTGGGAATGCTATTGATTTTGGCGATTTGACTGTTACGCGGGGGGACGGCGTTGCGTCTTGTTCATCTAGTACTGTAGGGGTATTTGCGGGTGGTTACACAGGCGCTGCATTATCAAACGTCATTGACTACGTAACAATTGCGTCAACAGGTAATGCAACTGATTTTGGTGACCTCATAAATCCAACGCAACGGATTACTGGCACTTCCTCCTCAACGCGTGGCGTATTTGCAGGTGGAGATATTTTTAGCGGGGCAACAAATGTGATTCAGTATGTCACTATTGCTTCCGCCGGAAATGCAACAGACTTTGGCGATTTAAGTGTTGGCACAAAATACATAGGCGCTTGTTCCAACGCCAACGGTGGTTTATGATGGTACTTCCCACAAACAGGAGAACCCTTTGAGCAATGAACTGATCCTCGGCAACATGAACACCACTCTGGCTATCAATAAGCCGGAGTACAACGTGATGCTAAAAAACATCCAAGACCGGATGCCTGCTGTCACACGCGACACCAGCAACTTCCACAAGTCTCATAGCCAATTCATGTCGGTGACGCTGGACGTAACGGCCATCACGCCAATCCGTTCTATCAAGCACACACTTGCCGAAATTGACAGAACCAAGTCCGCCTTACAAGAAGCCTACATTGGCTTGCGTAAGAAGCAGGTGGAACTCAAGAAGAAAGAGCGTGAGTTGGAAAGCTGCACAGACCCGCTAGATCGTGAACTGCTTGAGATTGAGATTCTTGAATTAAACAGCCACCTCGAAGGTACGCAGAACCATGTGAATGGTGCATTGCGCAAGATGAACTTCATGGTGAACCAGCACAAACAACTGTTGGAAAAAGCTGGCAAGAACGAGATTACCGAAGAGGACTACGAGAAGGAAGAGTCCAAGTACCACATCATGACCTGCATGAAGCAAGCCTTGAACGCTGCCCGTAGCCGCAATGGCATGATTGACGAAGGCAACTTGATCTATTTGTTTGACTTGGGTATCAACGCTGCTCAGGCTCAGGCTGAAGTGTTTGCCTACCTGAACATGGAGAACCAGCTTATCTCCAGCGGTACTGCGCCTACGCACGAGATGACCATGCGCTGGCTGGAGGCTTGTGCAGACAAGTGGGCCAATGATCCTGCTGCCTTTGCTGGTCGCCGTGGCTTTTCTGTGTTTGATGAGTCCAGCCTGACCAACCGTTTGGGCTACGCCCCTGCGGAGGAATAATGCACCTAGTCGTCGGCACACCATGTTATGGGGGGATGATGTGTACTGAGTACACCCAGTCCCTGCTGGCGCTCAAGGAAGCATGTTTGGTCAACAACATCAAGTTGACCTGCATATTCCTTGGCAACGAGAGCCTGGTGCAACGTGGCAGAAACACCATTGCGCACCACTTCATGCAGATGCAGGATGCTACCCACCTGATCTTTATTGACGCTGACCAGAAGTTTGTGGCAAACGACATTGCCCTGATGATCAAAGCGGACAAGGGAATCATCGGTGGCCCTGTGCCTATGAAGGGTGTGAACTGGGATAAAGTGCGACAAGGTGCTGTGCTTAATCACCCAGACCTATCAAGACTCACTGGTATCTTCAACATCAACAAGCTGGACGGCCATGAGATGGTGGCTCCAAACTTGCCGTTTCAAGTTAAACACATCGGAACAGGTTTCATGCTTATCCGCAAGGACGTGTTTGAGAAATTACAGCCTCATGTTGGTTGGTATGACAACGGGGGTGTAACCATCCCCAAGGGTGAGAAGGTGTACGACTATTTCAAGGTACAGAACTACGACCACGAGCTTCTGTCCGAGGACTACAACTTCTGCCACATGTATCGTGAGCATGGTGGAACCGTCTGGGCTGCACCTTGGTGCGAACTCGGGCATTTTGGCGCATATCTTTTTAACGGGCAGTACGCCCAAGGAGCATAAAAATGGCACATCGCATGATGAAGTATCGTTTGACCGCAGAAGGCACAGTCCCTGCATTCCTCTGCTTGCACCCTGAAGGTGTTGGTGGCGTGTTTGTGGTTGGTGACCCCAATACACCTAGCCCCCGTGACATGGTTATGGTCGGCATCTCTGAGACTGATGATATTGGTGACGCTGAAGCTATTGAAACTAAGGCTGACCTATTGGCGTATTTGACAACCGTAGGCGCAAACTGGACGCAACCTGACCCAGCACAACCGGGCAACCTAGAAGCTACCGTTCCTTTTGATCCATCAGCTGCAACAGACTGGGCATGGAATCGTTTGGACGCGCTGAACGCTTAATAAAATGTGGACCCGCTCAGCATCCTCTTTGCAGCTAACGCTTGCGTTGCCGCTATTAAGCAGGGGTGCAAACTCTATAAAGACGCTAAAACGTCTTTCATGGAGATCAAAAAGACTGTTGATGAAGTTGCATCAGATGTCAAAGCAGTCAGAGGATTCTGGGCAAAGCTCTTCGGAACAGCGCCCACCTCAAGCCCCAAGCCTGTGGCGAAAAAGAAGGAAGCCTACGTTGCTGTTGACGAAACCCAAGTCATGGCAGACATTGTTACTCAGCTTTCGACGTTCTTTAAGCTGCAAGAACAGCTTGCTGAGCACATAAGGGAAGAGGAAGAGAAGAGCAAAAACGTCTACGACCCCGACGCTAACCTGATGGAAGCCGCCCTAAAACGGGTGATGGCTCAAGACCAGATGGCGCTGTTGGAGACGGAGATAAGAGAGGCGATGGTGTACGGTGCTCCTAAAGAGATGGGCGCTTTGTATTCCAAAGTTTTTGATATGCGGGATGTCATCAAGATAGAGCAGGACAAGGCAAGGAAGAAACGGGATGATGAGTCATGGCAACGCAAAGAGGAGGAGCGGCTCCTAAAAGAAAGGCAGGCGTATCTGCTGGCGACTATCCTATTCCTCCTATATATGTGGTTGCTCCTCGGCCTCTTGCACAGGATTGGGAGATAGTTGTGGGCTGGATTGCCGCTTGTTTGCTTGTAGTCATGCTGCTTCCGCTCCTTGGGATGTTGTACTTGGATGTGCTGGAAACAAAACACGAGGCCAAACAGCAGATTGAAAAGATGGAGAAGCTCAGGCGGCAAGTTGAGCAGAAGGAACGTGAGGATAAGAAATGATGATTTATATCCCCGTGCTGTATATTTGCATTGGACTGGATTGTGCATTTTTTCAGTCAGAGATTTACACGCTAAACGAGCAAAAGTGCGAGCAAGAAATTGCACAACAGAAGATTGAACTTATTAAGCAAGGCAGAACGGTTCAAGCAATTTGTGTAGATGTAAAAATTAACTTGGAGAAAAAATCAGATGTTACCTATCGTAGCCTCCCTCCTAGGTAGCCTAGCCCAAAACGGCTTGACATTGCTATCCAGCGCCATCCAAGCCAAGGGCAAAGACGTTGTTGAAAAAACCTTGGGCGTAAAGATACCCGACAACCCGACCGCAGAAGATGTCAGCAACCTGCGCCAGCTTCAGTTTGAGCATGAGGAGCGCCTGCTTGAGCTAGGTATTGAGAAGGCCAAGATGGAGCTGGCTGAACTGGAGCTGTTTGCCAAGGCTGCGCAGAACGAGGACGATAACGTCACAGACCGCTGGAAGTCTGATATGAACAGCGATTCCTGGCTGTCCAAGAATATCCGCCCCATGAGCCTGATTGCCATTTTTCTAGGCTACTTCTTGTTTGCCATGATGTCTGCCTATGGATACAACGCCAACGAGTCTTATGTCACCTTGCTGGGTAACTGGGGGATGCTGATAATGGGCGCATACTTTGGTGGGCGCACGATTGAAAAACTAGCTGATATGAAAGCCAAAAAATGAGTTTAAGCACCGAACAAGCTGCATTTTTGCTGGACATGTGCAAGCTAATCCAGTACGCTACAGACCAAGGGTTTGTGGTGACCGGCGGGGAACTGGCTCGTACACCCGAGCAGCAAGCCATTTACTTCAAGACGGGGCGGTCTAAGACCATGAATTCCATCCATCTGAAACGATGCGCCATAGATCTGAACTTCTTCAAAGATGGCAAGATCATTTGGGATAAGGCAATACTTGCCCCCTTGGGAGCTTATTGGGAAACCTTGCACCCCAAGAATCGTTGGGGCGGCAACTTCAAATCGCTGGTGGATTGCCCTCACTTTGAGCGCAATGTTGGTTAAAAATGCCATTAGCAAAATATCTTTTTAAACCTGGAGTTAATCGGGAAAACACTCGATACACAACCGAGGGTGGGTGGTATGAGTGCGACAAGGTTCGTTTTCGTCAAGGTAACCCCGAGAAGATTGGCGGCTGGACTACGTTTGCTAGTGGCGTATTTCTTGGTGTTTGCCGCTCGCTGTGGAACTGGATTACTCTTGCGTCGCTAAATCTCGTTGGCGTAGGCACAAACCTCAAGTTCTACATCATGAGCGGTGGCTTGTACTATGACATCACTCCCATCCGCAAAACAATTACGCTAACCAATCCGTTTACGGCTACCAATGGTTCAGCCGTTATAGCAGTTTCCGAAAATAATCACGGTTGCGTACAGGGTGACTTTGTTACATATAGCGGCGCGGGTATCGTAGGACTTGGTGGCAACATCACTGCGGCTGTGCTTGCAAACACCTTTCAGATTACTTTTGTCAACAACAACGCATATACCATCACGGTGTCTGCCACTGCAAACGCCACAGATGCTTCTGGTTCTCCCGGCGGTGGATCAGTAGTAACGCAATACGAAACCAATACTGGACCGTCTTATCAGATTCCTTTGATTGGCTGGGGCGGCGGCACTTGGGGTGGCGGCACTTGGGGTGTGGGTTCTGCTACCACTACTTCGTTGCAGCTGTGGAACCAGCAGAACTTTGGTGAAGATTTAATCTACGGGCCGCGTGGCCAAGGCATCTATTACTGGAACGCCAACGTAGGGTTCTCGCCCATCCAGATCACCATCTCTATTGCATCCCCAGGTGTTATTACATTGCCTACTGGGTTCTCGTTTCCTGATGGCACAACTATCACGTTTACATCGACAGGCGCTTTACCTACTGGTTTGACCGTTGGTCAGGTTTACTTTGTTGTAAATTCCACGGGCGGCACATTTAATGTGGCTACGTCTATCAACGGCACACCCGTCACCACATCAGGTGGCCAATCAGGCATTCAGCGTATATCCCAACGTGGCATTGACTTGGCAGACGCTGGGGATGACGACACCCCCCTATTCCAAAACTTTCTTCTTGTCTCAGATGCCAGCCGTTTTGTAATTGTATTTGGCACAAATGACTATGGCAGTACTACCCTAAATCCAATGCTGATCCGCTGGTCAGACCAAGAAGATCCGTTCACATGGACACCCCAAGCTACTAACCAAGCAGGTAGTTTGCAACTCTCCCACGGTTCGTCAATCATTACAGCCGTGCAGTCTCGCCAAGAGATTGTGGTGTTTACCGATTCGTCCCTATATTCATATCAGTACGTAGGCCCACCCTTTGTTTGGACTGCCCAACTGATTGCTGACAACGTGTCTATCGTTGGCCCCAATGCCGCTGTTATTGCTTCCGGTGCGGTGTACTGGATGGGTATTGACAAGTTTTATAAATATGATGGCCGTGTGCAGACACTGAACTGCGACTTACGCCGTTATATTTTTAGCGACTTCAATATCTTGCAGGCTCAACAAGTCTATGCGGGAACAAACGAAGGCTTCAATGAAGTCTGGTGGTTCTACTGCTCTGCCGACGCCCTTGAGAGCGATCGTTATGTGATCTATAACTATGTAGAAAACGTGTGGTCTTATGGCACCTTGGGTCGTTCGGCTTGGCTGGACTCTGGATTGTTGCCACGCCCTGTTGCCGCTACATACGATAGCGAATTGGTGCAGCACGAAGATGGGGTGGATTCTTATGTGCTGGGTACACGAACAGCTTTGACTGCCAATATCTCCTCATCTGAGTTTGACATCGGGGATGGCCATAACTTTGGTTATGTATGGCGCATTGTTCCTGACTTGACATTTGAGAACTCTGTTTCTACCCCTACAGGTAGTTCGCCTCAGGTAACTATGACGCTGTTTCCCATGCAAAGCTCGGGATCCGGTGTTGGTAATTCAGCTGCGGCAAACGTCACCAAAGGCAATAACTATGTTATTACTGAAGAGTACACGGGGATTGTTTACACCCGCGCTCGAGGCCGTCAGATGATTTTTAAGATCTCCTCGGATCAAATTGGTACAACATGGCAGTTGGGCGCGCCAAGACTTGACATTAAACCTGACGGCAGGAGATAAATCATGTCAATGCTTCAGAACCGTGCCTCGCCGAATATCCCTCAAGCTCCTGCTGCTTACGATGTGGCGTACATGAATTCTTTGAGCAATGTAATTCGGTTGTTCTTTAACAACATCAATACGATTCAACAATTAAATTTGGCGGCGCTGAATCTTGATTTACGCACACTGCCCACCGATGCGGATTACAACAACCTGCGTGTAGGTGATGTGTACAGGGATACACAGGGCGGAACGCTACAAACAGGAACAAATGTCCTGCGTATTAAAGTACCTATTGAGCTGCGCGGAGTGCAAAGCGCGGGGGCAGTGGGCAGTGTTGGCGCCGTTGGGGGCACAATAACTCGTAATTTAACTGGTGTTTCGGGGGCCGGAAGGGTTGGCACAGTGACGCCTTAATACTAAAATGCAACGTAACTGAGGAGAATACTATGGCAATGGGCGGAGTTGGTGAAGCGGCGCTGCTTGGCGCGGCAATGGGTGGTGGTTCTGCGTTGCTGACTGGCCGCGATCCACTTCAAGGCGCTCTGATGGGTACGCTTACTGGTGGTATTGGCGGTGCTGTCAGTCCGGCTCTAAGCGCATTGACGACCGCCGCTCCTGCGGTCGCGACAACTGCTGCTACCAGTATGGCTCCAACTGTGGCTAATGCGGCTTTGTTAAATTCCGCACAAGCTGCCGCTGGGAACGCTGCAATTAATGGGGCGATAAATACAGCACTTCCGCTTACAGGCGATTTGGGTATTGCTGGTTTAGCTAACAGCGTTATGGCTCCCGCCGTGCCTAGTGCTTTTGCGCCTCTTGCGACTGGCGCTGCTCCTATTTCGGCTGTACCTATGGCATCTGCGACCCCACCAGTTGACGATTCCTTTCTGGGAGGCATGAAGAAGTTTGCGGACAACCCACTGGCTTCTTTAATGAACAATAAGTTCACGGCAGGTGCGTCTGCATTAGCCGGCGCTAGTGCAAAGAAGAAAAAAGAAGAAGAGGAAGAAAAGTACTCTGGCCCACTCAGCCGCTTCAAGTACAACCCAGGCTCGTATCGCCCATCGGGTTATGCTGATGGTGGTATTACTTCTTTGGGCGCTGAAGGTTACGACCGCATGGTTGGTGAGCAGCCTATGTACCAAGCAATGGCTCGTGGTGGTATCGCTGATTTGGGCAGCTACTCTGATGGTGGCCGCATGTTAAAAGGCCCCGGTGACGGCATGTCTGACAACATCCCTGCCACTATTGCGGATAAGCGCCCTGCACGTCTGGCAGATGGTGAGTTTGTTATTCCTGCTGATGTGGTTTCCCACCTCGGTAATGGCTCTTCTGATGCAGGTGCCAAGCAACTCTACGCAATGATGGACAAAGTGCGTAAAGCGCGTACTGGTCGCAAAGCTCAAGGTCGCGAGATCAATCCCCGCCAATACATGGCTGCGTAAGGAGACACGATGGCTGCCCCTACACCAAAACAGATTTCTGACTATTATGCCAAGTATGGCATTGACCCAGAGCAGAGGGGTATGAGCGGAAAGCTTTTGCGGGATACGCCCGGAACAATGGCTCATACGCTAGGGCAACAGTTAATCTATGAACTTGAAAACAAGCCCGCTGCCACTTCCGGCGGTCCTGCTCCTACTGCTCTAACTCCAGAACAGAGACAAGCAAACATAGCTCGAGATCTAGCGTTATCTCAGATACGTGGTGCCCGCCCATCTGGTCAGGACTCCCAGTTTTATCAACCAGTATTTCAACCGCAGTACACCAACTACGCTACAACAAACCCATTGGGCGTAAGTCAATACGGCACACCAATGACGGTTCGTAGTCTGGTAGACAGTGCCTATGCTGGTGTTGGGCGATATGGTTCTGGCAATCAAATGAATCAAGTTGATCCCGGTGGCCGGCAGTATTGGGAGAATTCGTTAAATTCTGGCGCTCTTAACCCACAAGACTTTTTTAACACGTTTAGCAGTGTTATTAATCAAGCGCGGCAAGACCAGAGCAATCCGGCATATAGTCAGTTTTTGCAAAATCAAACTGGTTACAGTGGCGCGGACTTTGGTAGGGGTTACGCACAACAGCCTATGCCACGGATGCAAGCGCCATTCAATCCTTATACAAATCAGTATCAAACACCGTTTAGCTATCAGCAGCCGCAATATCAACAACAGCAGTACAGCCCGTTTAGCAATGCTGGCCAGCGGTTGCAGCAGCAGGTTAACTATTATTCCCAAGGCAATCAGCCATCTCTTACACAGCCGATGTCTATAGAGTATCCCCAGCAAATGCAAACGCCATTTAGCTACCAACAGCCTATGCAACAACCTGCGATACAACCAAACTACGGACCTAGCCAAGCAATCGTAGGTAGGTCTTCCCAAATGCGTGGCACACCCAACGTAATGCGTCGTGCTGAAGGCGGGATTACATCGTTGTTAAAGAAAAGCAAATGAATCTAACTGTGCGTCCTGTTGATGTTAATTACGTCCATCAAACATGGCCGCTGGTAAAGCCGTTTCTTGAAGAAGCTTTGCAAAAGGGTGGAGATTTCCCTGACTGGGCTGCTGGCTATACGATTGAGCACATTCAACTGTTTGTTGTCTCAGGGCAATGGTTGCTTTTGGTGGCCGTAGATGAAGAGAACATAGTTCATGGTGCTGGTACGGTGTCGTTGATAAATTATCCATTGCACCGCGTCGCATTTTTTACCACCATTGGCGGAAAACTTATTTCCAATGACGACACTTTTGAGCAGTTAAAGGCGCTGTTGAAGACGCATGGTGCAACAAAAATTCAGGGCTATTGCCGAGAAGCTATGGTACGTCTTTTGAAACGCTATAACTTTGAACCGCGCAACACTTTAATAGAGGTACTCGTATGAATTTCTTAAAATATTGGAAGTGGTTTTTCTTCAACCAATTTTTTCTATATGCTGGTGGTGGTGATGGCGGCGGTGGCGGCCCAACGACAACAACGGTTAATCAATCCAACATCCCTGAGTGGTTACGCCCTCAGGTTGAAGGCATCATTGGTGGCGCTTCACAAGAGCTGTTTGATTACACGGTAGACGAAAACGGCAACTACGTTCTTAAAGGTGCCAAGCCGTTCGTGCCTTACAGCGCCAACGTAAGAGATTACACAGCGGGGTTTAGCCCCCTGCAACAGCAAGTACAAGCTAATGTGGCCAACTTGCAAATGCCCGGCCAGTTTAATCAGGCAACGGGTTTTGCTAATGCTGCTGGCCAAGGTGGACTTGATTCTGCTAACCAAGCTTATGGATATGGTAATGCGGGCTTTCAGTCTGGCCAAATGGGCCAACAACTGGGTATACAAGGCGGTCAGTACTACGGAAACATGGGTGCGCAAGCTGGTTTGCAAGGCCAACAATCTGGTTTGTTAGGGCAGCAACTAGGCATACAAGGTGGTCAGAACTACGGCGGCATGGGCGCAGCTTACGGTCAACAAGGTGCAGGTTATGGTGCGCAAGCCGCTGATGTAGGACAGATGGGTCTTCGTGCAGAGCAGTATGGCCGCAATGTTTCCGGTCAAGCGGAGAACTACGCTCGTCAAGCGGCTGGTATGGGTGACCTGTACGGTCAGATGGCTACAAGCCCCAGCACGTATCAAGCATACATGTCGCCTTATCAAGAGGCAGTAACAAATGTTCAACTTGAAGGTTTGCAACGCCAAGCTGACATTGCCGCAAACATGCGTAAATCCCAAGCTGCTCGTGCGGGTGCTTATGGTGGTTCTCGTCAGGCTATTGAGAACGCTGAAGCTAACCGTGCGCTTGCCTCTCAAATGGATGCAGTCCGCGCCCAAGGTTTGCAACAAGCTTATCAACAAGCTCAAGGCAATATTTTGCAACGCTCTCAGTTAGGACTACAAGGTCTTCAGGGTGCGCAACAGGGTCTGGGCACTGCTTTGCAAGGTGGTCAATTGGGTCTGTCGGGTATTGGTACTGCACTGCAAGGACTACAAGGCGGTATGCAGGGCTCTGGTCTAGGTATTCAAGGTGCTCAAGCAGGGCTTCAAGGTGTCAATGCTCAACTGGCTGGTACCGCTCAAGGTATGCAAGGTGCTCAAGCCGCTATGCAGGGCGCAGGTGTTGGCTTATCTGGTGTGGATCGTCAACTGGCCGGTACTGCCCAAGGTATGCAAGGCGCTCAAGTGGGTCTGCAAGGCGTGTCTGGCGCACAAGCCGGTTACGGTTTAGCTGATCGAGCCGCAGGTACGCTTGGTACTTTGGGTCAACAGCAGCTTGCTGCACAGACTGGCATCTTGGGTCTACAGAATCAAATTGGTGGACAGCAACAGCAGCAAGAACAGCAGTACATCAACCAAGCGATTCAGAACTTTGCACAAGCACAAGAAAATCCAATGCAAAGATACAACCAGATCAATGCGCTGGTGCGTGGTTATGCATTACCCGGCACTACAACATCGCAGTATCAAGCCGCACCTAGCTTGTTGAGTCAAGTTGGTGGTGCTGGCATCGCTGGTCTGGGTTTGTATAACGCCATGAACCCCGCCAGAACATAAGGAAACTTCATGAGCCTCAATAGCCTACAAGATGATATGTCACGCCGTGCCGCTTCGATGGCGGCTATGGCTAAACGCGCCACCAATCCACAAGACATTCAAGCTATACAGAAAAATCTTGTTGATGGCGTTCAGAACGGCTCGATCCAACCGTATGTTGGTATCCCACTGATTCAAGAACTTACCCAAAGGCTGGCTGAAGTTAAGACTCAGATGGCGCAAACTATGGCCGGTGCTGGGATGCCACAAGCCCCACAAGGCGCTCCGATTGCCCAACAGGTAATGCAACAAGCCGTCCAAGCAGATCAGCCTCAAGGTCTTGAATCCCTGCCGTCCAATCTGCCACAGGAATATGCGGGCGGTGGCATTATTGCGTTTGAAGATGGTGGTGCGGTACAGCGCTTTCAGACGGGCGATTTAGTGGATGAAAGATTCAAACGTACCAGTTCCTATTATCAGCAGCCACAAGAAGAGCCAGATGTACTCAAGCGCCCTCCCCTTACCATCCAAGATCAAGTTAGACAGTATCGGGAGCTCATGGAGGCCATTCCTAAAGGCGCTAGTCAGACAGAGTATGAAGAGTATCTAAAGAACCGATCTGGTAATGCAGAGGCCACCAAGAAGCAAGACTTGAATCTGGCTCTGGCGCAGTTTGGCTTGAACTTGGCGGCAGGAAAGTCTCCACGCGCCTTAGAAAACTTGGGCGAAGCTGGTATCAAAACGCTGCCAGCAGTGCAAGAAGCATACAAACAGCGCAGGCTTGCAGATGAAACAGCGCTCAGAGGTCGTGCTGAGCTTGATCGCATGTCTCGTGCTGAGCAACTTGAAGCACTCAAGGGCGGTGTTGGCTTGTACGGCAAAGAGCGTGAGATTGAGGCCGAAGAGAAGAAAGCAGAGCTGCAGCGTCAAAATGCTTTAGCAGTTGCCAAATTACAGAGGGAAGGCTATAAGCCTACAGACCTAGACAACTATATTCGTAACTATGTTACTAATGCAATAAATACTGGCTCCACTCGTTCACCAGAAGCTCTAGCGTTAGAAGCTACTGAGAAATATCCCGGTTTTGTAGTGAGGAGAGATATTGCAGGCATGCAAGTGGGAGCGCAAATAGCAGGTCAAAATGTGCAAGCAGGCATTGCCGAAGGAAATCAAGCCTTGACCGGTGCAGGACAAATCTTAAATGCGCAAACTGCCGCCCTGAATGCGTGGTCTAAATTAATGGACAGCAGAAATTCAACAAGCAAGGAATTTAAATCGCTGGAAAAACAAGATAAAGCCAATGCGGCACAGGGTAAGCCCTCAACGTTGGCAGACGACTACAGGAAAAAGTGGTTTGAGACATATACGCCAGGTGCTCAGCCCGCTCCAGCCGCTCCAAAGGCTCCGCCCCCAGCGCCTGCTCCGCCTCCACCCAAAGGAGTTGCTCCGTCTATTTCCAGCGTGACAGGAGCGCCGGCGGGATCAAAGATTGGCGCGTACACTCCGAAGGGCTGGGAAGTTAAAGATAAAAACGGCAAATTGATTGGCTACGCTGGGAGCAACTAATGCGATTCGTACCACTTTCGGAGCTCGAAGAGAAGCCGAAAACCTTTACGTTCGTCCCGCTGGAGCCAATCCAATCGGAGCCCATCCTTTCCCCTGAAGAGTTGATGATGGGGTCAATTGGCGCTCCCAATACAGAGCCGCCGCCAAAACCACGCAAGCCGTCCAACGTGCCCGAAATGCGGGCGTATGAGCCGTCAATTGCTGATCAGTTTCTCAATCTGTTTCCCGGTGATAGAGCCAAGTCCGCCAATGAAGCTAATGCTAGGCGTATAGCAAGAGAGCAGGGCATTTCTGTAGACGAGGCTTATCGTCAAATGAAAGAGGCCGTAGGTGTTAGAGGCCCCATGGGTGCCCGTCCATCTGGTCAGCCCATGTTTAACCCCGAGGGTAGAGCGCCCATCAAGGCGGCTGTTGAAGCCACGCCATATGTTTTTGAGGGCATTAAGAAAGCGCCAGCTGGTGCAGCTGAAGCGACTTTGCGCGCCATTCGTGGCGGTGCGATTGAAGACTCTATAGATCAAGGCTTCTTGGATCAGATCATTACCAACATGGCGGATGACAAAGACAATCTGCCATTTGACCCCAACTACCAAGGCTTCCAAGGGTTGGGGAAATCACTGGGTTTTAGTTTGGCCTCCATGGTTTCATCTGCTGTTGCGGGGACGGCGGCTACCGTAGCAACTGGCGGTAACGTGCCAATCGGTATTGGCGCAGGCATGGCCGCGTCAGGCACTATGGCTTACCGCGCCAGTAAAGATGATTTCTTAAATCGTTTGCGGGACAAATTAAACAAAGATTCCGAGCGGTTGTACGGAACTAAATTAACTACAGAACAATGGCAGGCTGCTCGAGATGAGTTTGATGCCGAGGCAGTCAAATACGGCGCGTGGGAAGCTGTGCCTGAGGCTCTGAGTAATGCCATCTTCTTGAAAGCATTTGCCAAGCCCGCCTTTACAGCGGGATCTAAGAAATTACAAGGCTTGATGGATAAGGCTGGCGCACTGGCTGTAGAAAATATCACTGAAACTGCTACTGGCTATGGTCAGAATGCCGCGGAATTCAGGGCTGGTTTGACCAAGGATGAGATTAGTATCGTTGATGCATTCAAGCAGCAGTTCATACAGACCGGCGTGATGATGGGCGTGATGGGCGGCGGCATGAAAGGCAAGCAGCTAGCTGAGAAGTTTTACAACGACCAAGTACTCCCTCGCGTCAACCCAGGTTCTGCGTTGGCAAAGGCTATCAAGGCTGACATCGATGCGGTTGCGTATAGTCCAGAGGCTATTCGGCAAGAGGCTGTTAGAAGACTGCGTCCTGATCAGGCTCAATATGAAATGCAAGGCTTGGAGCCAGTTCCGTCTGTCCGCCCAGCGACCATCACGCCTCCGGAAGAAGAGCCCACAGTCGCTCCTCCCGCAGTCACTCCACCTGTTGCAGGTGCGACTAACCTTACATTTGTCCCGCTTTCCGAGGCTCCCAAGCCCGGTGGTCGGGTAGAGCCCAGCTTATCGGAAGCTCCAATCACCTTGGCTCCCGAACCTCGTGGACGGGTAGAACCGCCGCTTGGTGAAGAGTCATTGCCTCCTGTGCCGCCAGCGATTACGCCGTCAAAGGTGGAGGCTGTTCCGGGCATGATGACAGATGAAGATCTGGCTCAGCCGGAAAATCTCACTATAACACCTGTTACAGTGACCGAGCCTGAAGTAACACCTGCTGCTCCTGCTGAGCCCACCCTTGCGGCGGCCTCACTGCCTGAAACGCCAACAGTACCGCCGGCCCAAACGCCAAAGCTGTTCGAGCCGACCCCCGCTGAGCACCAAGCGCAGGACATGAGCGTTGTGGCGTTACCAGTTAAAAACCTGACGCTGTCTAAAGATGTGCCGCAATTCAAAGCTGGCGCGTCTGACAAGGGTGTAGTTGAGCCACTAAGTGGGAAGTTCACCCAAGAGGGTGTAGCTCCTATTGCCGTGTGGCGCAGATTAGACGGGTCGATGGAGGTCATCTCTGGCCGTCACCGCCTTGACTTGGCCAAGCGTACAGGCACCGAGCTGATCAATGCGCAGGTTTATGACGAAGCTAGCGGCTTTGACAAGGCCAAGGCTGCTATTTTGGATGCCGAATTAAACATCCGTGATGAACAGGGAAAGGTTAAAGACTATGTCAACTACTTCAAAGCGAGTGGTACCGACCGCGAAACCGCTGACGCAAAAGGATTTCTGGCAAGGACTAAGGGCAAGAGGGGTTTCACAATCGCAGATCAAGGATCAGATGCTCTCGTTGCCGCCATTAATTCCGATCAAATCGGCGACGAAGCGGCGTACTACGTTGCGATAAATGCACCCAAGGATGAGCGTTTACAAAACGTAGGACTTAGAGCCATCATGGACGGCAAGTCTATGAACACCGCTGTGAACACTATGCAGGCGGTGAAGGCCATGGCGGCTGAGCAAGACACAACCACCGACATGTTTGGCTTTGACGATAGCCTGATCAAAGAAGCGCAAGAGATGGCAAAGATTGCATCTAAGATGCAGCAGTCCATCCAGACTCGGTTAGCTGCTATCACTGGTGCCGCCAAAAATCCCGCTATGGCAAAAGCAGAGGGTATCGATGTGCGGGACCCTGACGCAATCAAGCGTCGCATCGAAGAGCTCAGAGCCCAGAAAGCTGCACTTGAGAACTGGTCAACAAGTCCAGAGCTGGTGGCTGAGATCCGTGCGGCCCGTGGGGTAGAAGCGCCCCAGTTGGAATTGCGTGGAGAAACAGAAGCAGAGATACGAGTCAGAGAGGCCACTCAAGATGCAGACCGTCAAGCGCAAGAAGCAAGAGACATAGCAGATCGGGAAAGAGATTTCTTCCAACTGCAACCTCAGGTGGCCGAGCGTGAAGAAGCGCCAACGATGGACATGTTTGCGGGCGAGGCTGCGCCGTCTGCTGAATATCAAGCCGCCAGTGAATTAGCCAACCGCGCAGGTGCTCAGTTTAGAAAAGTGCAAGAGGCTTATCGTAGTCAAGAGATTGGCGATGACGATTTCTTGGCGGGAAGAAAAGTTTACGATGCCGCCATGGCAGCTTTTGACAAGGCTGTAAAGAAAGAGCAGGGTGTAGTTGAACCAGTAGAAGATACGCAAGAGCGAATTATTAGCATGACTCGCAAAGAGTATCGTGAAGACAAGGAAACATTGGGCAAAAGCAATCACCCGTCTTTGTCTATTGAGCTTGAAGGCAAAGAGCCAAAATCTTTAATAAGCCGCCATGGCGAAAAAAATGTTCGTTTCTTAGGTCGTCTTTATGGCTTTACAACCAAAGACATTAAGGGCATTGCCAAAAAACTGATTGAGCAAGCCAACAACATTCAGTTGGTGAAAAAATATTCTACCGACGCGCTTAAGTCCATGACAAAAGCAGAATTGGCGCCAATCCTTAAGCAACTAGACCTTTCTGGCTATGGTCAAAAGTGGCAACTAGTAGAAAAAATTACGCGCTATACGCCAGATATTGTTCAAGCATTTAACCGAAGACTGCAAGACGCCAAGCACCAAACAGCTGTGACCAACGCGTTGCGCCAAGGCAAGGATGTGCGCGATGAAGTTTTGAAGGACTACCCTGAGCTTGTGCCTTTTGTCCGGGAGCGTGGCAGCGATATGTACAACAGCGCAATTAGTCAAATGGCGCTTAAGGAAACTTCAAACTTAACAGGGATGAACTGGACGGAGCATGCCGATAGTTTGCGGGAAGACGTAAAAGACGAGCAGGATCCAAAAACCAAGCAAGTTTGGAATGATATTGCCGATGAAATTGACAGACGGTACGAGCAAACTTTTGCCAAGCGAGCTGACATAGCAAATAAATTGGCCACAGCCACTGCGCCAACCATGGAAAGCATGATTGCTGAGCAAAAGCGCATAAAGGAAGAAGCTGCCGCAGAGGCCGTCACGCCCGCCGCTGAACTCACCACCAGCGAGCGTGAAGCAGAGATCAAGAAGATCAATGCCGGCATCAAGCGCTTGGCTCTGGAGCAAATCAAGCTTCCCGTAGAAGATGAAGTCAGAGAAGCAGAGATTGACAAGGAGATGTCTGTACTGATTGATCGCTTGAAAGAGCTGCAAGGCAAGCCCAAACAAGCACGTCCCGCTGTCGTTGAAAAAGCTCCCGTGTTTTCAGAGACAGAACTGACTGACATGCAAAACGAGCTGGTCAAGCTGCAACAACGAAAGAGCGTCATGATTGGCGACACATCTTTCGTTGATAACGAGATTGAAGATATTAAAGATGCGCTGCGTGATGCGGGCATTGACCCTCGAGAGTTTGCCATCGAGGCCAACGAAGCGCAGGGCGAAGACATTGTGAACGATGAGCAAGCGCCAGATAACCTGCCGTCCAATCAGCGTTTGCTTTTAATGCCATGCAGCGACATGAAAGGCCCAGCCAAAGCTACAGCTATGGAGCTTTACAAGGGCGTGTTCTTCCAAACATACAAGTCCAATGTCCAGCCAGGCGCTTTCCCGTTGGTGGTGATCTTGTCTGCCAAGCACGGCTTCATCAACACTAACCAAGAGATTGCCCCTTACGACGAGGTTATGTCTACGGCCAGAGCGGACACCATGCTCGCCAACTTACCAAAGTACATAGCGAACATCAAGATCCCAAGCGGTATCACTGATGTGATGATTGTGGGTGGCAAAGAGTATCAACGCGTTATGCGGGCGGCTGTTGCAGAGTTACAGTCGTTTGGCTTGGTCAGTCCTGAGGCATCTATCAATGCAACATCGGGCGGCATTGGAGTGCAGCGCCAACAACTGGGTGAGTACCTGCGGGCTATGCAGCCAACCGTGCCGGTTATTACTCAGGAACCTTTTACGATTGACGTGGAAGCCAAAGTCATTGATGAGAACGTCAAGCGCCTACCCGCACCTGATGTTCAAAAGTTAGAAAAACATTACGGTGTTAAGCGAGGCACAGATGATTTCGTCCAGATGGTTAAGGACGATATTGTTCGGTTTGCCAACGAGGGTGCTGAAGCTGTGGCCAAGGCCATTCGGGAGATCATTCGCAAGTTGCATGCTGGCGTGTTGTCGGCTGCCATGATCTTTAACCCCGTCAACATTTCTTCTCCTGAGTTTTTATTCCATCCAAGTCAAACATATCGGGAAGACAAACAGGTGTTGGCCGAAGTGCCTGAAGATGTGCTCCCACGCATGTCGCCCAGTGCAAGACAGGCTTACAAGGTTTTATATCCCAGCATCAAAGATCGCTTGATTAAGAACGACAAGCTGATGGTGATTGCGGATAAGCCGGCGGCTCGGGTGTTTGTGTTCAAGCCTGATGGCTCTTTGTTACTTGATAGGAAAGTTCTTTACGGCTCGACCATTGGCGACTTTTACAAAGGCAACACAGATCTACCGCAGAACCGGATCACGCCTGCCGGCTTGTTCACGCTGGGTCTGAGGGATGCAACACGTAGCGCTGGAGAAGCTCGCACAGCTGGTGAATACGACTTTAAGAAAGTGTTTGTGCTGGATAAAGCCATCGGTGGCGAGTACAGCGTCACACTGATGCATTCGGTTTGGCTGAATGAATCAGATGCCCAAGCCAGAGCGAAAGCCTTGCTGACCCCTGATGCTGCTGACTCACGCTATTCATTCGGTTGCATCAACGTGGACAAACCCACCTACAGCTTCTTGATCAACAACCACCTCCAGCAAATGGATGGGGCATCTTTGTTTGTGGTGCCGGATGATCCTGCTAACTTGGCGGCCATGTTGGCTGGCAAGGAGAATGTTGGTGATGAGTTGAATCGCACCACCTTTAAGACGCCAACAGTAGAGATCAAGAAGACTGGTCAGTTGCCTAGCGCCAAAGCGAGAGAGGCTACCCAGTTGGCTGCTGGTGAGCGCCGCAAGAAGCCCAGTGATTTCTTGTTCAACCTTGAGCGGGGCGAGTTGCGCAAAGAGCAGATCAAAGAATACGCAACCATGCGAGCAGCGCTGGCCCGTGTACCTAAACAAGTGGCGGCAGGTAAAGCTGACTTGAGCATGCAGGCAGCCGTCACCCGCTTGATGCAACAAGCGCGTGACTTGAGCGCCATGATCAAGGTGACAAAGCCTCGCCTTGACAGCGCTGAGCAATTCTTAGCCAAGGCGGCAATTGAGTTTGACAAGGGCAACATTTCTGAGGATGTGTTTAACGTCATCAAGACGGCCTACGACAAGATGCCAGAGCTGTTGGGCGGCTTACTGCTCAGCGTTAAAGCACCAGCGGGCAGTTCGCGCGGCAGAGCAGCCGGCCAATTCTTGCCGTTCACCAGAGTTGTTCGTCTGTTCAAAGGAACCAGCG